CGGTGTTCGTGCGCCGGGGGTATTCGCCGTGCCATTGGCAGCGGTCGAAGCTCTGTTCTTGGCCTGATCGTAGAGCCACGCCTTGGTGGCGATCCTGATGATCGGGGCCTCGTGAATGGCGTTGATGCGCGGGGCGTCGATGCCCTGCGACAGCAGGTACTTGCCGATGGTGTCATAGGTCTTGGCCGCCCGCTCGGCAGTGCCGTAGAGGTTCGGCAGTTCGCGGGCGACCTGCTCGTGCGAGGCCCGCTTGCTTTCCTCGATCTGCGCCTGCTCGCGGCGCTGGGCGGCGGCGATGTCCTGCTGGCCGCGCTCGTGCGCCTGGCGCAGCAGGTGACCCTCGGCCTCATGCATCTGCTTGAGCCGCGCCCACTCGGCCGGGTTCTGCTCGGCCAGCGCGCTCCAGTTGACCTGCGCCCAGCGGTCACCGAATGCCTTGAAGAAGGTTTGCCCGTTGGCCTGCCACCATTCGGCGCCCTTGACGACGACATCGGCCGCCTGCCTGGCGTACTCGATCGCCTCCTGGCGGATGCGCGCTGCTTCCTGCTCCTTGCCCTTCACATGCTCGTTGCGCTGCTGCTCGTATTTCTTGATGAGCGGACGCAGTTGCGGCGGGATCGTTTCCCATGCCGCCTTGTCCTCGGCCGACCAGAACGAGGGGGCGTCGTTCAGCGCGGCCGTGTCCTGCCCGAGCGGCTCGTCGGCGTCCGGCGGCAGCTCGAGGTCGTCGGCCACGCCATCGTCGGGCTCGACCTCGTTGCCCTCGGGCTGTGCGTTGCCGAGGTCGGGCTCATCGGGCGCAGGCGGCCTGGGCGGGGCGGCGGCCTCGCCCGCATCGAGCTTGTCGAGCAGCGCCGCGGCCTCGTGGGCGTTCGTTATCTCAGGCGCCGGCGGGGCGCTCTCAGGCGTCGGGGTGCTGGTTTCGTCGGCCATTGCGGCGTTCCTTGATCAGTTTGTTACCCTCGTATTCGTCGACTTCACTCATCAGCAGCATCTTCAACTCGGTCGCCACGCGGGCACGGGTGTAATGCTCCTCGCGGGCCGCAGCGTCGGCCGGGCTGCTGGCGAGCCACATGCGCGTCTCGACGGCGATGAACTCGTCGAAAACAAAGCCCGCATCGCGCAGCACCTCGCGGGCGCGCAGGTATCTCTGCTCGGGGTCGGTGCTCATGGCGCCCCCTTGCCTTCGCGAAGAATACGCATAACGCATTCAACCGCTTCATCTTCCGTCGGAAATTCCCCTTTGACCGTGTCAGTCAACTGCCGTTTGTATTTTTCAACTTCCTCGGGATAGGCGTCGAGGACGTAGCCCGATCGGCTTTCAACAATAGCCAAGTATGTTTTATCGCTCTCGCTCATGTCGTCGCCTCATATCGCTCGACGAATACGGGCGCGGGAACCGGATAAATTTCCCCCTGTCCCTTTACGATCCAATCGCCAGGCACGGCACGCGCCCGCGCCGTCTCGGTCTCGATCGCGATGGTGCCGTCAGCATTGCGGAAGAAAATGTCCTCGCCGTCAGCAGCCAGGGCGCAGACCGCGGCCCAGCTCTCGTCGGTGTCGAGCCATTCGGCCGCCTCGACCTCGACCGGCAATGCTCTGTACTTCATGGCGCGGTCTCCCTGATGACGATGCTGGAGGCCATGACGCCTCCCAGAAGGCGCGCGCCTGCCGCGCCGTTGAAGGTCGTGGTGCCTGCCGCGCTGCCACCCGCACGCACGCGAAACGTCGTGGCGCTGGTCGTGCCGCTGGTCATGACGTGCGTAAACTTGAAGTTTGTGTTGGTCCCCGCAGCTTGTGCAAGCTGCGGCATTGCCGCGAGCGCGTTTGCCGTCGCATCCTGAAACAAAGCGACCGTCATCGTCGTGTTGACGGAGTTTGCCCCGCCCCACACGACCTCGATGACCAGCTTCGACGTGGCGCTCTTTGGCGTGATCGCCAGCGTCATGAACTCGGTGCCCTCTGTGATCTGCGGGATCGTGTCATCGAGGGGAATGACCGTCGTGCCGGTCGCCACCGCGCCGGTCTCGACGCTCACCATCTGGATCTGCGCGCCAGGGGCCGTGACGGTGCCGGTGAAGGTTCCAGCACCTGCCCAATTGAGCAGGCCGTTGGCCTCGACGTTGCCGCGCCAGGTGGCAGCTGTGTAAAACGACAGCGTTTGCAGGTTGCCGTTGAACTGGACGCCGGCCCGCACCGTTCCGGTGTCGGTCGATGCGTTGAACGGCGTATAGGCATAAGTGCCGTCCGCCAGCCTGAAATTACTCCCCGCCTGCACGCTGCCGCTGAACGTCGCCGCCGTGCCGGTGATTGCGCCCGTGAACGTCGTCGCGCCCAACGTCTTGTTGCTGAGCGTCTGCGTCGCCGTCTCACCGACCAGGCGGTCCCAGCCGGTCGTGCCGTTGTTGTTGTAGTACGGCAGGCCGGGGCTGCTGCCGTTCATGTAGAGCGAGCCGTAGGACCCGAACGTGCTGAAGGTCGGGTTGGAGAGGCCGGCAAACAGCCCGAGGTTGCCGCCCGCGCCGTTGCCCAAAGTCAGCGCGAAATAGTCGGCACCGTTGGTCACCAGACCGCTGGTCGAGAGCGCCCGCAGCCAGCCGCTGAACTGCGTGTCGCCTGCCCGGTCGACCTGGAACAGCGGGTTAATGCCGGTGGCGCCGCCCATGACGCGCAGCGCCGATCCGCCGCCGCCGGTCGGGTCGGTCAGCACGACATCGAAGTAATCCTGGCTCGCCGAGGTCGTGGTGCCGCGGACGATCAGGGCCTTGGTGCCGGCGGTCGCCGACCTGAACTCGGCCAGCGCACCGGGCGTGCTGGTGCCGACGCCGAGCCGCTTGTTGGTACTATCCCAACTGAAGTCGGCCAGCACGCCGGTCAGCACGTTGGAGGCGCTGCCATAGCCCACCGCGCCGGCCGCCAGGGTCGCTGCACCGCCGGTCGCGCCGGCAACTGCCGTCTGCACGAAGGCCGTCGTGGCGATGCTGGTATCGTTGTCGCCTGCGGTCGGTGTCGGCGCCGTAGGGTTGCCCGTCAGTGCGACGTTGGCCTTGATCGTCGGACTGGGATAGCTGCCGGCGAGATCGCCGCTTGCCGCGCCATTGGGCGGCAAGGTCGTCGGGATCGAGCTGGTGAGCGCGTAATTCGACAACGGGCCGCCGACCAGCGTCGGGTTGGGATAGGTCCCGGTCAGCGCGCCGCCAGCCGCGCCGGTCGGTGGCCCCGGCAGTGTCGTCGGCAGCGCCGACTGTACGAAGGCTGTGGTCGCGATCTGGGTCGTGCTGGTGGTCGACGGCGTGGCGGTCGGGGCCGTGGGTGCGCCGGTCAGGCCGACGCTCGCCTTGATGGTCGGTGATGGATAGGTGCCGGCGAGATCACCGCCCGCCGCACCGCTGGGTGCGCCGCCTGCAGGGGCCGCCCACGCCGAGACACCACCGACCGTCGTCAGCACCTGCCCGTTGGTAACGGACGGCTTGATGGTCGGGCCGGGATAGCTGCCATTCAAGTCGCCGCTTGCCGGGCCACCGGGCGGGAACGTCGAGGGCTTCCCGGTGATGGCGCTCCAGTCGACCGGCGGCAACGTCGACTGCACCGCCGCCGACACCTGCGCCACCGTGATGCTCCGGCTCGTGCCCGACTGGTTCGCCTCGAGCTGGTCGCTGATGGTGGCACCGCCAGCCGCCGGCAAGGCCGATATTTTCACCCCCGGCAGGGTCACGCTCGCCACGCCGCTCTCCGCGGTCAGTTGCGACGCCCCCGAGCGGCTGGGCACGCTGCCCAGCGGGTGCGGTCGCTTCACGCCGCTGGCACCACGCGCCAGGAACTGCGACACGCCCGCGTAGCCGGGGTCCAGCGGGTGCGGTTTCTTTACCCCTCGGATGCCCATTACACAGGCCTCTGCTGGAGTTCGATGTTGCCCGGCTTCGGCTGCAGGGAAATCTTCAATGCCTCGAGCTGCGCCTCGCGCTCGATCTCCTGGCGCGACAGGTCGGCATCGAGCGCCGCCTTCTCACGCGCCAACTGCAGGTCCTGCGCCGCCTTCTCGCGGGAAAGCTGCAATTCGAGGTCGGCCGCCTCGCGGCGAAGCTGCATGTCGATGGCCGCCGCCTCGCGTTTCTGCTGCGACTCGGCCTGCATCTTCTGCTGCGCCAGCGCGTTGTCGGAAACCAGCTTCTGCTGCGCCAACTGCACGTCGGCCTGGTGCTTGGCCGCCGCCGCCGCCGCATCGGCCTGGACCTTGAGCATGGCCGGGTCCGGCTTCTGCTGGCCCTGCTGCTGCGCGGCGGCCTGCGCCACCTGCTCGGGCGGCTGGAAGAACATGCCCGGCGTCTTGAAGCCGAGCTTCTCGGCCAGCTTCTGAGACGTGTTGGCGATGTTCTCCGGGGTCACATAGGGGCCGGTCGGCCCGCCCTGCATCAAGACCAGTTTCTCCTGCGCGGCAGCGATCAACTGCAGGTGTTCGAGTTCCTGCTGCGTGTTGCCGGTGCCCAGCCCGACATTCACCGTCAGGCTCATGTCGTCCGGCCATTTGCTCGGGTCGACCGTCTTGAACGTCTTGCCGGCCCAGTACTGCGTCGGTCCCATCGCGGCCCGCTTGAGGGCGCGATAGACCAGCCGGTAGATGCGGGCCACCGCCGTCTCGGCCAGCACGCGGGCGATCAGCTTCTGGCGCTGCGCCGCCGCGCTCATCAGCAGGTTCATGCCGCGCGCCGTCTTGTTGATGTCGTCCGCCTGCAGCCCCTGCGATTGGCGTGACGTGCCGGTGCGGTTCTCCTTGACCGTCTGGAAGTACTCGAGCGCCCCCAGCGCGTCCTGCATGATCGACGGCACCTTCTGCCAGTCGATGTGCCCGTCGCCCGGCTTGGCGCCCGCCTTGAAGCGGATCGGCGAGCCCGGCACCCAGTCGAGCAGGCTGTCGAGGATCACCGCATCCGACACCGCCGGACGGGGCCGGTTGGACATGTAGAGGTTGTCCAGCATGCCCCGCGTCAGCACCGACGAGATCAGTTGCAGGTCCTGCGTCTGGTCGAACAGCGAGCGGCCGACCAGGCTGTGCGGCATCAGGATCGGCGTGGCCAGCGCGATCGGCGCGACGCCGTCCTCCCACTCCTCGCGCTCGATGATGCGGCCGCCGTCCCCGCCTGAGTGGGCATACACGATGCGCAGCATCTCCGAGACGCCGTCGCCGTTGGCATCAGCCCGCAGGTAGGCCACCACCAGCCACAGCGGGCGCTCGCTGTCGCCCACCGTGTCGCGCTCGTCGCGGTAGAGCGAGGAGGCGTTGGACGTGAGCTGGGCGGCCTCGCCCGTGTCGGTGCGGTCGCTCTGCAGGTCGTCGACCTCGTCCGGGTCCATGCCCATCTTGACCAGCTCGGAGGCCGTGGTGCGCCTGATGAAGCCGAGGAACGACGCCTCGTCCTGGGTGCGGGCGTCCGGCGTGAAGCGGATGTCCTGCGGCGCGATGCTCGCGGCGACCACCTTCTGCACCTTGCGGGTGATCTCGATGGTTCCGCTGAACGTCTGCTGCGGGGCCATGGCGGGCATCCCGAACGGGATAGCCCCTGCGCCGGCCGGGCCTATGCCGTTTTGTTCCGCTCCAGGTGTCGCAACTGTCGCAACTGTCGCAGGACTCGGGGGCATGGGCGGGCCGCCGGCAGCAGCCATCGACATCGCCGCCGGGTCCATGCCGGGCATCGCCCCCGGCTCCGGTGCCGGGTCGGGCGTCAGTTCCAGCTCGATCTCGGGCGGGTCGGGCTCGTTGGCCGCCTCCGACAGCATCACGTCGATGGCGTCCTGCGGCATGCCCTGGACCGGCAGGCGCTGGATGTCCTCCTTCTCGGCCAGGTCGACGCTCATCCCGCCAAGGCGGAACATCAGCGCGTCCTTGATCAGCGAGTGCAGCAGCGTAAAGCCGTCGTTCTCGACCATGAAGCAGTGGGTGACATAATCGGTCGCCTCCTGCGCGATCGGCTCCTCGCCGGGGGCGCCGGGCACGAACTGCACCACCTGGTCCGAGCCGGTGAAGACCTCCATCAGGCCCGGCATGACGCTCTCGATGGTGTCGGCAAACTCGGACGTGACGACCTGGGATGCGCCCTCCTGCTCGTCGCCGTAGGGATCGCGGTCGTAATAGCGCAGCGCCACCAGGCGCATGTCGGAGAGCGTGCCGGACTGGTAGTCGCGGCTGCTCTGCTCCTCCTTGCGCAGGATCGAGAGCAGGTCGTCGTCGTCGAGGGGTTCGCGGTCAGCCATCAGCCCGCTCCCATTTGACGCCGTCACTGCTCACAACGGGGCTATAGATCGGGATCTCGTAGCCATCTTCGACAATTTCAAAGTCGGGACTGCGCCCCATGAATTCGACGCGGTCAGCCGTAAAGGCAGGGGCCGCACGCAGGATCACAACGTGCCGCTGGATCTCTTCCAGGCGGCCCGGATAGGCGTGCATTTCCTGGCCGGAAATGAACCAGCGGCCGAGTCGGCGGTCGCGTTTGTAAGGATCAGCCATCACTCTGCCGCCTCTGCCAGAGGATGCCGGTCGCGGCTGGCCTCGAGCATATCCATTATCGTCACGAACTCGCGCCGGACCTCGTCCGCCTCCGGCAACAGGTTGCCCACCATGTCGGCATCGTGGCGGCTCGTCGCCATGAGCGTCGGCCGCTGGAAATACGCATGGTAGACCCTGGAGTACGAGTTCCGCTTCCACCACCATTTGCAGTAATCCGCCCCGCTTACCCACCGGCCGGGGACAGGCTTGCCCGGCGGCGAGACCTCGACGAACGCCATGCCGTCAGCCGGCGTCGGCACATGGAACTGATCGTCCTGCACGAAGTCAGGCAGCACGCAGTCCATCGTGTCCGTCAGCACAGTCGGCGCGGTGGCGCACAGGGCCGGCGACAGCCACGCCGGATTGTTGAAGCAGGAGTAGACGTGCAGCGCCTCGGGGCTCTGCCAGATCAGCCGGGGGCCGATCGGCAGGCGCTCGGGGAAATCCCCATGGTTCATGAACAGCGCCAGGCTCTCGGCGTGCAGGTGCGCCGCCGCGATGTCACCCAATGCGCGGTCGGGGATGGCCAGGACCTTGCTCTCGGCGTCGCGGTGTTGCTCGAGCGCAGGCGCCGCCGCCTCGAGGTCGACGTTGACGCCAGCCTGCGCAATGGCGGCGTGATCCCTGGCCAGCCGCAGCATGTTGGCGAAATAATCTTTCGCGTAGACATGGTCCGGCATCAGCATGTGAAAGCCCATGCCGTCGCGGCCCGCATGGTGCACCAGCAGGTTCTGGATGCAGCCGATCAGGCAGAACTGTGTCCCGTATTTCTCGGCCCGCTCGGCGGGCGTGGCATCCGGCGGCGGCGCCATCTCGGCCAGCAGCGCGTCGGGGATCTCGCGCATGACCAGCTCGATGCCGGCGCCACGCAGCGGACGGGTCAGCAAGAACAGCCTGGCCCGCGCTGCCCGCGGCGCATAGATCATGAGCCGGCAGCGCCCGGCCAGTGCCTCGATGTTGGCCTCGGCAGCCAAGGTCGGCAGGCACCACTTGGCGAAGCGGTCGAGGAACGCCTGCCCCCAGACCGCGCAGCCCAGCAAGACGCTGTCAGGCCGCCAGGCGGCGGGGCGGCCGTAGAGGACGGCGATCTCGGCGTCGAACCACGGCGCGAGCTTCCTGGCGATGGCGCGACCCCGGCTCTCGGGCATCAGGGGTTCGGGGATCAACGCTGCCACCATCGCCATCCCCTCGCCTCTTCGGCAGCCAGTTCCTCCTCGCATATGCAGACGTGGCAGACGAACTCCTTGAAATCGGCCGGGAACTCCTCCAGCCGGCCGCACTTCTCGCACTTGCGGAACTTCAGCCCGCCTTCGATGACCGTGAACTTAGCCATCGGCGGCCTCAAGCGCACGCCGCGCTGACCTGGTCGCCAGCATCTTGCGGATCCGCGCATATTTGCGCTGACAGGGGACGCACAGATATTGCCCGTGGTCGTCGTTCACCAGGAACGCGGGCCGACTGGTAACGCAGAGGCAGGCGTCGCAGCTCTCACGGGTCACGTCGAACTCAGCCATCGGACGCCACCGTCCCGACCGAGTAGGCACCGACGCCGGCAACCGCTTCGATCATCCCGCGCAGCCGCACGATCTCCAGATAGGCCCAAAAGATCAGGGCGTTGTCGTCACCCTCTTTGCCCTCTGGGTAATTACCGTCATCTCCCAGACGCTCGGAGATCAGGTTCGACAGTTCGTCCAGGCGGTCGGTCATCCCCGCCCGCGTGATGTCGATCGACAGGGCTATGTTGTCAGCCATCAGCGGTCAACGCACGATTGTTGTTTTGGGAGTCGGGCGGGTTGGCATTTTGTTGCGCGCAGATGCGTTCCCAAGCCGACAGCATCGGGGCAGGCCATCGTCTGAAGACGCGCGCCCACTGCTGGTGAGCAAGGCGCTGCATTTCAGGATCGCCCCGCTCGACAAGCACTCCGTCTCGCAATCGCACGGGGCCGTAATCAGTCATAAACAGGCTCTCTATGGCCATCACACCACCCGCCGCCGAAGGTTGGCGTAAAGCTCCGCGGTCCTCTGCGACTGGCGCTGGTCCCTGACCGCCACCGGATAGGCGAACGTGAGCGCCAGCGCGTCGCCGTAGTCCGGGCTGGCAAGGCCGCGCTTGCGCATGTCGTCTTTCCGCTCGAGCAGGATCGCGTTGGCGGCGTTGTAGCCATACTCGACACCGACAAGGTCGTCAGCGAGGTCGCGATCGACCGGGAGGCAGCCGGTCAGGCACCAGTTCTTGAGGTAGCCCCACATCTCGGCGCGCTTGTTGGCATAGGCCGCCGTGGCGTCGCCTATGCTGCCGCGATCCGGGCTGGCACCGAAGTTGACGGCCACGACCTGGGTGTAGCCGAGCTGCTGGAGTCGGTCGAAGACGCCCGCGCCGATGCCGGTGGCGTCGACGAACACGCCGGCAGGCTTGTAGAGGTCGATCTGCTCACCGACCCGTGAGGCAACCTGCATGAGGTCGGGGATGCGGAACTTGGCGGCCGGCAGGGAGCGGGCGTCGATGCCCTGGCGGAAGCAGATGACGGTCTGGTCCTCGCCCTGCCTGGCGATGTCGACGCCCATGATGAGCGGGGCGGTGGCGTCCAGGACGGTGGGGCGGGCCATGGCCTGCTCGACGCGCTCGCCGTCGATGAATTGGGTCGATCCGGCGCGGGGGAACTCGCCCTTGACGCGGACGCGCACGAAGTCCGAGTCCTCGCCGTAGTCGGCAATCCACTCGGCGACCTGGGTTTTGTTGGAAAACGGTACTTGCCGGGCGTCGACCTGTTGCCTGTTCCAGCGGTGCTTGAGGCTGCCGAAGCACTCGCGGAAGCGGCCGGTGTTGCGGGTCGGATTGCCGAACGCGCACCAGATGATCTCGGTGTCGGCGTCGGTCAGGGCGCCCTCGGCCACTTCCCAGACCTTGTCGGCAATGGCGGATGCCTCGTCGAAGATCAGGACGATGCGCTTGCCCTTGTTGTGCAGGCCGGCAAACGCCTCGGTGTTGTATTCGGACCATGTCAGCGCGTCGGCCTTCCAGGTGTCGCGGTGCGCGGGGTCGGCCCTGAACATGCTGGTGGCTGTGACGGTGAACCAGTGGCTCGCAATGAACAGCCGGTGCCACTTGTGCAGCTCGGGCCAGGTCTTTGTGCGCAACTGAGGCTCGGTGTTGGCGGTCACGGCGACGCGTGCATCGACGCATGTCGCCATGGCCCACAGGATGATCCACGAGGACAGAGCGCCCTTGCCGATGCCGTGCCCGGACGCGACGGCCTCGCGGATCACGTCGTCGCTGCGCCGGAGACCCTGGCCGATTTCATCGAGGACGCTGCGCTGCCACGGTAGCGGGCCGGTCGAGTCGGCGAGGTCGGTGCCGGGCCTTTCCCATGGGAAGCAGTTCAGCACGAAGCCGAGCGGATCGAGGACGTACTGGCCGACGTGGGCAGCCAGCCGGTCGATGGGGGCGCCGTCACGGGGCATCTTCGCCCTCGATGATCTGGCCTTCGATGAGCTGGGGTTCGCGCTGTTGCCTTGCACGTTCACGCATGTCCTCGAGGAGGCTGTTGACGTTGAGGTCTACGTTTCCGCTGTGCTCGAAGCGGTCGCGCTGGCCGAGGTACTGTTTTCCGAGCCAGACGAGCATTGTGGTGTTGCCCTCCTCGAGGGCTCGCCATTGGTGGCGGCGCAGGCTCATGCGGCCTTTTTGGAGGCCCATTTTGTGAAGTCGGAGGAACTTTCGATCGTGTGCTAGGAAGCTGGTTGAGACGTTGAGGAAGGCCGCGATTTCCTCGTGTGTGCACTGCAACATTCCAAGCTTTTCAATGGCTTCGTAGTCGATTGTCTTCCTAGGCTTGCGGGGCTTTTTGAACAGGCTGAGGGGGTCTGGGCCGTCGCCGTTGTTCTCCTTCCAGCCGCGGGTTGGGATGTTACGGGTTGGGGCGGTGGCGGGGTCGCTCATGCTGCGGCCAGGGGAGCTGTAGCCAGCGACCGGAAGGGCTCGCCGTTGTCGCGCTGGGCGGTCTGGCCGGTGAAGTTCTGCCAGCGGGTGATGGCGACATCGACGTAGGCGGGGTTGAGTTCGATGCCGTGGCAGGCCCGGCCGGTCATCTCGGCGGCGATGATGGTTGTGCCTGAGCCTGAGAAGGGTTCGTAGACGGCCTGGCCTGGGGAACTGTTGTTCTCGATCGGGCGCTTCATGCACTCGACGGGCTTCTGGGTCGAGTGGTTGGTCTTTTCCTCGGTCTTGCCGGCGTTGCCGAAGGGATTGTTATTATTGATCTGCCATAGCGTCGTCTGCTTACGGTCGCCGGCCCATCCGCCAGTGCTTCGCACGGCATACCAGCAAGGCTCATGCTGCCAATGGTAGTCGCCGCGTCCGAACACAAAGTGCTGCTTTGCCCAGATGATCTGGGCGCGCATTTTGAAGCCGGTGGCTTCCAGGCTGTTCTGGACCGTCGCTGAGTGCAGGCCGCCGTGCCAGACGTAGGCTACGGCGCCGGGAAAGAGCGCCCACGCCTCGCGCCAGTCGGAGCGGTCGTCGTTGTCAACCTTTCCGGTTGCCCGCCCGGAGTATTGGCCGCCGATCCTTTTGCCGATGTTGAGGTCGTATTTTTCACGCCAGCCGGCATCGTATTCGACGCCATAGGGCGGGTCGGTGACCATCAGGTGCGGGGCGATGCCGGCGAGCGCCTTGTCGACTATTGCAGCGTCGGTGCAGTCACCGCAGACGAGGCGATGGCGGCCGAGCAGCCAGATGTCGCCGGGCTGGGAGACGGGGTTCTCGGGGGCGTCGGGGACCTCGTCGGGGTCGGTGAGGCCCTGGGTGCCGCCGGGGGCGAGGTAGCGGTCCAGCTCGTCGGCCGAGAAGCCTATCAGGTCGAGATCGAAGCCCACGTCGCTAAGGCCCTTAATCTCCCCGCTGAGCAATTCCAGGTCCCAGCCGGCATTCAGTGCGATCTGGTTGTCGGCTATCACCAGCGCCCGTTTCTGGGCTTCTGAGAGGCCCTTTAGGCGGATACAGGGGACGGAGGCGAGGCCGAGGCGCTTAGCGGCGTCGAGGCGGCCGTGGCCAGCAATAATGTTATCGGCTTCGTCGATCAGCAGCGGATTGGTGAAGCCGAAGGCGGTGATCGAGGCGACGATCTGGGCGATCTGGGAGTCGGGATGGGTGCGCGGGTTGCGGCCGTAGGCTTTCAGCGCGTCGGGGGCGACGAGGGCGTATTCGCCGAAGGATAAGGGTTTTTGCTTTCCCACGCGGTGAAGCTCCCGCCGATTGGGGTATTATGTTACCGTTTTACGCGCTGGGTTGCGCGACGCAAGCGATTTCACAGGAGGGCGCGATGACGACGAAGGCAGAGAAGCACGAGGTCGAGGCGCACGGGCACGAGGTCAAGGCGCGGCCTGGGGCGCATGTCGAGGCGCGGGAGACGACGGACGTTGACGACATCCAGTTGCTGGCGGATGCGGTTGTTGCAGCGATCCAGACGGCGGCGTTTGACGACATGACGTGGGCGGAGGTCGACATGGCGCTGCGGCGGGCGAGTTCATTGATAAAACTGAATTGGCAGGCGACGGGGACGGTGCAGCCTGCGGAGCCGCCTGTTGTGCGGGCTGCCCCGAAGGGCACCTATCCGGGCTAGCGATTACGGTCAGTCATGCCAGGATCTCCATGGCCCTGGCGATGTCCTGCATCGCCCGCCAGTCGTCGCCGGCATGCAGCGCCTGGTGGGCCTGCTCCAGGTGGTGCAGGGCCTTGGTGACCGCCTCAGTCTGCCTGCCGGCAAACACGCCAGCCTCGTAGAGCTGCTGGCGCAGCTCTGCGATCGTGCGGTTGCGGTCAGACAGCACCGCCGTCATCTGCGCCAGCCGGTCGATCATGCGCCGGCTGGTCGCTGTCTGACAGCGACTGCCTGAATGGCTGCTTGCGCCGTTTGCGGCGTCACCGTGCATCGGCTGGTGTTACATCTGGGCCCCACGTACTTGCACAGACCTTGTGCCTTGCAGATGGCGCGAGCTACGCCTTCGATCTGACTGGCGGCAAACAGAGGTTTCATCCGCTCATCGAGGTCGGAGGCTACGGGCTCTGCGGGGGACGGGCGCTCTGAGCGGAGGCGGGTGATCTCGGCTTTAATAATGGGGGCGAAGCGACCCGGATGTTCCGCCAGCCACATCATGGCTAGTTCGATGTCCGGCTTCTCGCTCATGGCTTCTCCTCTGTCCTGGCGTCTCCTGCCGGAGGGGCGGGGAGAGGCTGCCAGCCGGTCGATCATTTTCCGCCCCGGTCCGTCGCTGGAAGCGAATTAGCCCTCGGCTGGTAGGGTGGTGCCACCCGGTGGCTCGGAGGTCGACTTTTGGCCTGACGCTGCGGCGGGAAAGGGCATCCAGAGCGCATGGCCTAGGTCGTCCTCGGTTTGCGCTTGGGTTTGGGCGGTGGTGGCGCCTCGAGGCGGTCGAGGCGGGCTGAGAACTGGGCGACGGCGAAGGCGAGGCGCTTGACGGCGGCGCCGTCGAGGGCCGGGTCGCCGCGCATGTTGCCGAGCTTGGTTGCGACCGTGTCGACGCGCTCGTGCAGCCAGGCGACGGCGGTGTGCAGGGCGGGCAGGTCGATCTCGCCTTGGCTGGCCGTGATCGCGTCGAGGGCAGTGCGCAGGGCGGCCAGCTCGCGGACGATGGCGCGCTTTTTCACAGGTCGCCCTGCTGTGGCTCGCGCCGTTCGGTGAGCGAGTGCCATTCGTCCCAGGTGACCGGCGTGTCGTATTCGGCGGCGAGTTGCTCGATCTGCTGCCACCACTTGCCGGCATCGTCGGGGAGCTTGCCGAAGCGCTGGGCGCGGGCGCTCGACAGCAGGCGGGCGCGGTGGAGCAATTCCTGGCGGGTCACTGAAACCGTTTCATGAACGCGGCGCGCTTTGCGGCGGTGACCTCGGCCAGGCGTTCGCGGGTGGCCCTGGCGTCCGGCGACTCGGCTTTGGGGACTCGGATGGGCTCGAGTGCGGCAGGCGCGCGGGCCGGAGCCCCCACATCCGGCGCAGGCTCGCGCGCGGCATCAGTAAGACTCTGAATTAAATCATCTGGACTCTGATCTCTGTACTCTGAGGTAGCATGTTGCTTGCAGCTTGCTAGCACGCTGCTAGCATCGGCACTTTCGATGATCCAACCCACTGAAATCAAAGGATTAAGTGCTTCTGCTAGCACGCTGCTAGCAAGGCGCAAGCGGAATGCTAGCACGTCGCTAGCACAGTCGATTATCCCCAGCTCGCTCTCACTTGCTAACAGCCACAGCATCGGCGCCAGCGCCCGGCTGGCGAGCGGCAGGCCGTGCCAGGTCGGATCGTCGAGCAGGCTGCGGTGGAGTCGTATCCACGGCGGGCGGCGGTGCTTGTAATGCTGGAACCGTGCCCAGCCCTTGATGCGCAGTATCCTCCGCTCACTCATGCTGCCCTCCTCGGCCACAGGCTGCCGTTGCCGGCGACGGTGGCGTGCAGCGGGATGCCGTTGGTCCTGAGAGCGCGCTCGACATCGTCGAGGCTCCAGCACAACTCGTAGGCCGCATCAGCCAGCGCGAACTCGACAGCCACGGCGACCTGGGCGGCGCTCGGCCTCCCCTTGCCGGCCTTCAGCTCGAGCCCAATGACAACGGTGCGCCCCTGGGGCGCCGGGTGCAGAACGAGCAGGTCCGGCACGCCTTTGCGCCCTCCCCTCGCCTTGAGCAGCCCCGCCGCCGCAGGCGTCATCCGGCCGGCGCCATGGTCGATCGCGAACCAGATCGTCGGCGGGCGCAGGGCCAGCCGCAGGAATTGCGCCGCGGCAAGGTGCAGAGCCTGCTCGGGGCGCGCCCGGCGCCTCACCGCTCGTCCTTGAGGTCGCTCCTCGGCGTCCCCGACACCCACGCCTCGAACCGCCGCTCGGCCTCCGCCGACAGCGTTCCCCGCGCCTTGCAGTCGAAGATCGAGCCCCCGCCCCGCGCCACCACCGCGGCGTCCAGCTCGTACAACACGAACTTGATCGCGGCGTCAGTCGACTGGCCGCTGTCAAACAGCGGCTGGGCAGCCCCGAGCGGATCCAGCCCGCCGGTTGGCCCCGGCAGGGTGGCGGGGTTTTCGGGTGATCGCCCTAGCCGCGCCGATCTCAGGGCCAGGGCCGCCGCCGCCCGGCCGTCCTCGCCCATGGCCCGCAGCCGTCGCACCTCGGCAAGAAGGGCGGCAGTCGGGGTCATCGGCCCAGACTGGCGAGGAGCGCCAGCATCTGGCTTTCGGCGGCCAGCACGGGCTCGCCGGCACCCATTGGGCTTTGCCTGATCTTGCGGTCGAAGTACGCGACCGCCTGGCTGCCCTCACCATAGGCCCGCAGCGCCAGCGCCCGGTAATCGCCCAGCGTCGGCTTCGGCTTGGTGCTGGGGAGTCTAGCCATGCCCGTCCCCGCGAATAAAAAGCGCCCGTGGCAGGACGGGGGAGTCTGTCGCCACGGGCGAAGTGGTCGCTGTCTGACAGCGACTTGGAGCCGGTCCGCTGGGATTGTGTGCACCGGCCCCCCTCTCGACAGGCCTCGGGGAGCGAACAACCCGGCGCGTGCCGGGCGAGAACGAACCCGCACCCTCGACCCGCACCTGGTCCAGTGTGGCGAGCCAGTGACCGGGGAAACACCGCCCGACCTCGCGCAGGACGAGCCCGCCGGGGTGGCGGCTGACGATCAGGACATCGACCCAGCGGGCGCCGTGGTCGGGGCGGTATAAGGCCCTCACAGCGCGCTCACAGCTCGCCAGACGACCCAGATGATCGCCGCCAGCTCGACCTCGGTGGCAACGATCAGGACCGCCCAAGCGAGCGGGTTCACGGTTCACCCGCCCCACGGGAAGTCAGGGCGCAGCATCCGGCGCGTGACCTTCCCCTTCGTGACGGCTTCAATAATCGGGCAGATTTCGGCAGGTATTTTGGCGCCCGGCCTTGCCCTCAAGCGGCGCAGCATCTCTGAGATATAGCTCTGGTGCGGCCGACCGAGAGCCTCGGCCAGCGCTCGCTGCCCCTTCACTTCCACGATGGCGTCTTCCAACGCCTCGAGCGGCGTTCTGCGCGGTTTTGTCATACCTCATTGTAACACCGTGGTGTTTGACGGGTCAACGCCGCAACCACCACAATGGTCGATAAGGAGGCTAGCTTTGCCTCGTGACCACACTAGGCGAACGGGTGAAGGAACTTCGCGAAAACAAGGGCTGGAGCCAAGAACAGCTCGCGGAAAACGTGAGCCGGCGCGGATACAAGATCGGCCAGAGCGCGATCGGGAATATCGAGGCCGAGCGCGTCAAGAACCCCAAGTGCATCGTCCAGCTAGCCGCCGCCCTCGATATCTCGCCTGTCTGGCTGCAGACCGGGAAGGGCCAGAAAGAGGCGACCGAACACCGCCCGCCGACAAGGCAAGTATTCATCAGTCATGCAACAAACGACCAGGACAAGGTCGACTTCCTGATGAACAAGATTTACGACGCCGACAAAATGCCCATGGGTTCGCCCGAGGAAAAGGCCGTCGTCGTCCTGTTCAGGCACCTCAAAAAGCAACAGCAATAGCCTGAAATGCGCTAGCCGCAGGGCAATTCCTAATGTTGAACTTTCTCAACATTGGCGTGTTGACATAAACACCACCATGTTTTAAAACACTCCCGTTAACCAACACAGGGAGCTAGCAATGTTCAGACTTTTCATCCTCGCGGCCGTCGCCGTCGCCGGCATCGTGGGCACGGCGCAGGCCCAGACCTCCTGCACCCGCGCCGGCAACACGACCTACTGCAGCGGCTCCGGCGGCACCTATAGCTGCACCCGCGTCGGCAACACGACCTACTGCAACTGAGCGGTTGCTCACGGTGAGGGGCGGCCCGCCAGCCTCCCCGATCCGCCAGCAACCGGAGAGACCAATGACCATCCACAATGCCGCATCCATCCTCACCACCAAAGACAAGCTCGCCGCCGCCCGCGCCATGCTGGCCGCGCTGGTTCCGGTTCTGGAGGCGATGGAACCGCGCGACGGGGCACAGACCATTCACATGGGCAAGGCGACCGTTGACGCGCTGTTTGCCGCATACGCCCAAGCCGAAACCGCCGGCATCAAGGCGGAGGGCTGAAGCCGTGAGTGCGAAATTCCCCACCAGCCTTGAGCGCACCCGCCTCAACACCATCGCCCGCCGCTTCACGCTGGCGGCCACCGCCGAGCGCCGCGCCGACTGCGACGCGCTCATCGACGAGGGCGTGCGCTTCCTGACCGCCTGCGCCGCCGCCGGAATGCCGGCCGCCTACGTGGTCGATGCCGCGAAGGGCCTGCGCGACGAGCTGTCGAACCTGATGGCACAGATCAACCGCGATCTCGACGACGTGGGCGAGGTCGCCGCCCCGCCGCTCGAGATGAGCGAGTTGGACGACCTCATCCTCGGAGCCGGCCGATGAGCCCGGTCAAAGCCGAATGGATCAAGCCGACACCCTACGAGACGTATCTGCGGGGCGTCGAGTATGCGGCGATCCACATTCGCCTCGATAAGCCGGTCGTGACCGACTTCCCCTTCGACAGCCTGTCCAAGCAGTCCCAGCCGCACATGCGGGGCGTCATCGCCCAGGCTTACGGCATCGACCTCGCGCCGCGCACCCGCCGCATCGGAGTCGGGCGATGACCACGCACAAGATCGACGCCCAGCGGAGCGGCAACCACCCCACGATGGGAGATTGGGATGCCGACTACGTCATCACGTTCACCTGCCGGCCCGGCGCCCCCGACACCTTCGACGAGCCCGGCTATGGCCCCGAGATCGACTTCGTCTCGATCTCGCCCGGCGCGGGCGACCATGGCGCCTTTACCGACCTCGCGCAGAAGGACCTCGAGGAATGGGCGGCCGACTGGCTGGACGAACACCTCGACGAGTGCTGCGCGATTGCAGAGGCGGACGATGCCCGCGCCGCCGACGAGGCCGCCGACATGAAGCGCGAGGACCAGCCATGAGCATCGTTGACCAGGCCAACGCCACCATGAGGCAGGCTGCGGCCGAGATCGAGCGCCTGCGGGCCGTCAACGCCGGGCACCAGAGGGTCATTGCCACCTACCGCGCCGAGCTGGACCGGCAGATAGCCGTCACCGCCGAGATGCTCGAGGCGCTGGAGAAATTTGTCGACCACTACCTCGGTCTTGATGAACCCTACGGGTTAGCCCGCGCCGCCATCGCCCACGCGAAGGGCGAGACGTTCACCACCGGGCAGGCCCGCAACGGAGTCGCGCCGTGACGAAGGATGGGGTGTTCTGGGCGGCGGCGGGTTTTGTCGCGCTGTCCTTTGGCTATGAAGTCATCCGGCAGTGGGTCGGTGAGTACCTTGATGACCGTAGAGAGCGGCTGGCCGACGAGGCCGCCGGGCGGCGCGAGGAGCGGCGATGACGTGGCTTCCCGTCATCCTGCTCCTGATCCTTTTTCTCGTGGCGGATGAATGACCCGCGCCGCGATTGCCGGGCTTTTGGGGGCGGTGGGGATGGTGATGCTGGGAGCCGCCATCCCCACCTGCGCCCAGACCTACCCGCCGGCCGGCTGGCAGCTCCAGCAGCGCATCGACGGCGAGTGGCAGGTCCTGCGCACGCAGCGCGGCAACTACGCCACGGTCCAGAGCGATACGGCATGCGCCCTCGATCTCGCGTCCGCCGCCAAGGTCATGCCGTCCGGCACCGTCCTGGCCTGCCGCAAAGCCATCCAGCCCATACCCATCCAGCGCAACGCACGAGGAAACTGAAAATGTCCGACAACATCCCCGAGAGCGACGCCGCGTCCGATTATGACTTGCCAACATTCGGCCGCGCCTCAAGCGAGCGGTCGGCCGGGATCGAAAAGCTGGCCGGCGCGCTGGCCAAGGCGCAGGGCGCCATGAGCAACGCAGAGAAGACGGGAGAAAACCCGGCCTTCAAGAGAGCCGGCAAGGTCTCGACATACGCCACCCTCGCCGCCGTTCTCGATGCCGTGCGCAAGCCGTTGTCCGACAATGGACTATCGGTTTCACAGTGGCCCCGCACCAACGGACAGGGCGTCGAGATCGAGACTGTCCTGAAACACGAGAGCGGCCAGTACATGCGCGACACGCTCTGGCTGCCGTGCCCGCAGATGACGGTGCACACCGTTGGCTCAACGATCACCTACTTGAGGCGATATACCTTGATGGCGATCGTCGGCGTGGCCCCCGAGGACGACGACGGCAATGCGGCAGCCGAGGCCCACAAGCCCGGCGTGCCCGGCTCTGCCTCGGGCGGCGGCGCCTTCCGTCCCGCCGGCCCGCGCCGCATGTCGAGCAACGGCCAGCGCCTGGCCAACGACGACGCGCACCTGATCGACACCGAACGCGACAAGGGCACCACCGGCAAGCCGCCGACACAAGACGAGCGCGCCCAGAAGATCGCCGCCAAGGCGAAGGCCTGGGTCGACAATGCTGCGGCCACGCTGCGGCTCTCCGGGCAGTCGGTCGACTCGCTATCGCGCTTCCTGGCCGACCACGAGGAACAAATCACGTTTCTCAATGACCACGCGCCGACCGAGTTCGAGCGGTTCTTCGAGGTCTACAACGATGTGGCTGACAAGGCCCGCGCAATGGTGGGGGGAGCGTGATGGACGAACAGTATGACGCCCACGTCCATGCCTGGCAGCTCAACGAGATCGAGCGGCTGCGGGCGGCCCTGCGGGCTATCACCGACCACTTCGCCAGCGTGATGGGCGGACCAATGATCAAAGGCGCCGGCATCAAATTTGAAAATGGCGTCGAGGGCATCCCGACCATCGCCGCAGCCCGCGCCGCATTAGGAGACAATTGATGGACGCCGCCCTATCCAACGCGCCGCCATTGCAGGATCGGCTCGCCCTCGACTACGAGGACCTGCGCGCCGAGATCGCCCACGCCCTCGCGACCATGCCGCCCATGTTCGGCATCAGCATCGAGAGCGACGACGACATCCTGGCCGCCCGCGAGGTCGCGCTCTCGCTCAAGGCCCTGCAGAGCCGGGTCGCCGCCGCCTTCAAGGCTGAGAAGGAGCCCTGGCTGGAGGGCGGCCGAACCTGCGACGCATTCTTCAAGGCCCTGCGCGTCGGCCTCGACGCCACGGTTCTGGCCATCACCACCCAGGCCGCCGCGTGGCAGGCGACGAAGCTGGCCATGGCCCGCGAGAAGGCCGCCGAGGAGGCCCGCTTCGCCGCGTTCCTCGACGAGCCGCCGCCCGAGCCAGCCAAGCCCGCCGCAGCCACCCGCGTTGCTGACGGGGGCGCCGTGGCCGTCTCGGGGGCCGTCCGATGGGACTACGAGATCACCGACCCGGACGCCCTGCCCCGCGAGCTGCTGCAGGTCAACGCCGCAGCGGTCAAAGCCCGCGTCGCCGGGCTCAAGGCGACCACCACCATCGACAAGGCGGCCACAGCCATCCCTGGCGTGCGGATATTTGAGAAAATTCAGGCGACATTCCGATGAGGCACCCATGAGTTCGCCCGAGAGACGACGCTACACTCTCCGCGACAAGAGCGGCGCCCAATGGGTCGGTTCGTTAATCGCTACCCTCGAGCCGGGCTGGGTCGTCAGTATCTCCCCGCCCAGGCGCTCGCCCTCGCAGAACGATCTTTTTCACTCGCTCGTCGACCAGATCGCCGCGGCGCTGCCCGAGTACAAAGGCCACGTCATGGACGCCAATGCCTGGAAGACGCTGCTGATCGTGAGCCATTCCATAGCCACGGCCGGCGAGGACGACGGGCGCCCCGTGCAGCTCGTGCCCGACCTCGAGGGCCAGGGCCTCGTCCAGATCAGGGAAAGCTCGGCCCGCATGTCAAAGGCCCGTGGCTCGAGCCTGATCGACTACGTGCAGGCGTGGGCAGCACAGAACGGCGTGCGGTTCCAGGCGGAGGAAAGGGAGGCAGGATGAGCGACCCCATGACAGGACCCTACCGGCCCACGCAGTGGCGGAAAAACCGCGCCAGCAAGAACAGCATGGATGGGCTGCCAAGCGACGAGGAACTGGCCGGGCAGACGCCCGAGCAGGCCGAGCGCTTCCCGCTCTACACGCCAGAGCAGGTCGAGGGTGAAACCGGCACGGTGCGCTTTGACATGACGTTCAAGGACGTGATCAAGGTCCGCGACCAGGCCGAGATGGTGATTGCGGCGATGCGGCTGGTTATTGAAAAGACCCGCGACCATGACATAGGGTCGATCCGCCAGCGCATCGAGGCGCGGCGCGAGGCGCATTCGTTGAGCCGGACGCTGGCGAGGTTCAACGGCAAGAGCCCTCGCGGCGACTGGAAGCCGAAGAAGCGTTAGGATGGCAAAAGTCGGCAGAACTGTTTTGCCGTATTATGCCGCGCATCAACGCAGCGTACCCTCAAGCCCTAGCTGCGCCTCTAGACCATTACAAAGTATCTATTATACGATAATTTTTCTGGCCTCTTTAAGGCAACGCCTTGATTCTGCGTATAGTCGCCAGACTATCCCCGTTATGCACCCTGTCTGAGTTCCGCCCCCGTTCCATCAATCCATAGCGTGTCAGGCATTTTCCGTAACATGGACCAGCAACCATCCAAATTTGACCCACGCAGCGGCAGGCCCCGTAAGAGCCTGGCTCAAGTCTTAGCCCGATATAAGGTCCATCAGTCGGACTGCTGGGAGTGGACCGGCGCCCGCAATCAGCATGGCTATGGCATGGTCGGCCTGATGCTGGACGGCAAAATCAACACCATGCCGGCTCACCGGCTACAATGGATGCGGCTCAACGGCAAACCAGCCGAGGGCATGGACATCTGCCACCGTTGCGACAACCGAGGGTGCATCAACCCGGCTCATCTATTTGAAGGAACGCCCCGCGACAATATCAGGGACATGATTAGCAAGGGTCGGGACGTTCGACTGCGGGGGGAAGACCATTCCCACACCACCCTGACAACGGCCCAAGTTATCGCCATCAGGGCCGATCCACGTAAGGGTCCAGCGATAGCCGCCGATTACGGGGTCAGTACCACCACGATCCGTAATATCAAACGTGGGGCGACGTGGGGGCATGTCGGGAAATAACCCGCTCCCCTCTCCCGGCGGACTGCGATGCCCGCCGGGCTGCGGCGGGGCGTCAGGTCGGCGTCGGAACCGGCGGGACCGGCTGGCCAGTGACATAGTCGGGCGGCCCAGGCGGCAGCGGCTTGGGCGGCGGGGTGCTGGCATCGAGCGATGCGTAGTGCCACACGCCCTCGGGATCGCGCACGAGGATCAGCGTCTCACCCGCTGCCACGACCGGCGGCCGGCCGCTCGGCAGGCTGTTGTCGGGGAACGCCGGATGCCCGCTGCCCGGCGGACGGTTGCCCGGATGGCCGTGGCCGGGCAGGGAATTGTCGGGTCGCCCGCCCCCGCCGCCGACACCGAAGCCCGGATCGGTCGCATGGAACGGCTGCAGCAGATAGAGGTCGCCGCTGCCTTCAACCTTGGTGACATGGACGAGCTTGGCGTTTGGCATGAGGAGGTCTCCGTGGTTCAGGTTGCTCGAGCGGACGCACGCTACGCTACGCAGATGATAGAGGCTACCTGACATGCTGATCGACGAGACCGTCTTCCTGTTTGCGCTGGGCGTCATGGCACTGTGCGCCACCTGGATCTTTCTGCACTGGTCGCTCGGCCTGATGCTCGAAGCCTGGCACGCCATGGAAGGACGGGAATGGCGGCAGCCCGAAGGCCCGCTGGTCGGGCCGGGCCAGATCCTTGTGATTACCGAAGAAGGGGAGAGGCATGTCCGACGCTAGGCCGATCTGGGACTGCTGTACCCAGATGCAGCGCGACGTCCTGATCCTGCTCGCCGACACCGGCATCACCGACAAGGCCATCGCCGAACGCCTCGGTCTCACCGAGGCACAGGTCAAAAGCCGCCTGCGCCGGGTCTACGACAAGCTCAAGATCAGGCGGCGCGCCCAGCTCGCCATTGCCATCATCGAGGAACGCGAACGCCTCGATCGGGTCACCTGGCCGGGGTCATGGTGCCGGTGAACGTGCCGGTGAACGTGCCGTTGACCGTGCCGGTGTAGGGCGGCGTCGGTGTTCCTCCCCCGCCTTCAGGCGGCGTGATGGGAGGCGTGGTTCCGCTCGACATGGCCCCGAACTGCGCCACCGTGCCGGCCGTCGGCTTGCAGTTGCCCATGACGTAGCAGACGCCGAAGTAGCGTTCGACATTCGCCATGTCGGGCTGGTCGAGCATCTCGTAGACCGTGACCTCCTGGAAGACATCGGCGTACTTGGCGACGACCTCGTCGAGCGCCTGCTTGAGCGCGATGTTGCAGTTGCCCGCGCCGTCGGTCGTGCCGTCATAGATCTCGCCGCAGTTCACCTCGTTGAAGAATACAGGCACGCCGAACTTCCTCGCCGCGGAGCGCGCCTGGCCGAGGTACTTGTCCATCCAGAAGCCGACGTCGTGGACCCGCGGGTAATAATGAAAGCTGACGTAGTTGAAGTTCCAGCCGCTCGCCTTGGCCATGTCGAGGAACCACACGTCGCCGTCGGCCTGGCCCTCGCACTGGCTGCCGCTGCCGGCTTCGTTGTTGCACGACATGATGTTGATGGTGGTCTTGAAGCCCATGTGCAGTTCGGCCTCGGCCTGCTCGACGCCGCGCACGGACGGCAGCATGGCGTTGATGCGGTCCTGGGCGCCGGCCTTGGGCGCGTCCTGCTCGTTGCCGATCTCCCAGATCTTGATGTCGTCCTTGTAGCGCTTGACCAGGTTGTAGGTCGCCTGCTGCGTGCCGGGGTAGAGCATCGGTCTCACCGTCACGCCGTACTTCCTGGCGAGGGGTACGAGCTTGTCGAGGATGTCGGTGCTGGTGGTGCCGACGTCAGTGCGCCAATTGACGAGGTGGTTCTGCTGCATCCACTGCATGCGCGCCTCGATGCCTGACAGGGGATAGCTCGCCCTGCCGTCGTGACCGTTCAGCCCGAACGTGATGGTCGTCGTCCCGGTCGCGGCGGGCCGTGGCACGACCGTATGCCCGGCGATCTTCCCCGGCGGGGCCTTTGGCGGCTCCGGTGCGGCGGGCCTCTGCTGGGCCTGTACGGGAACGGCGAGGATCAGCAGCAGGATGGCGGCCAGTTTCAGCATGTCGCTGTCTCCTTCAGGCAAAGCCGGTGGTGGTCCCGGCATTTGTTATGGTGAGGCACTCGCACCGGGCGTCGTCGATGTTCACGGTGATCGCCAGGTGAACCCAGTCGCCATACTCGTGGATCAATTGGTCGATGCCGAGCGTGTCGAGATAGGGCTCGATCGCGTGGCAGACCTCGAGCGGCGTACCGAAGGCTGGCACGATGAAGTCAGCGGCGAGGCCGGACATATGGGCGCTGGTGCTGGAGCCGCCGGTCGCGGTGTTGACGGCAGGGCTGCGGTAGCCGCTGGTGATCTGGACGGGGTTAGCGCCGCAGATGTCGCGGACTTCCTCCATGACCTGAGCAAGCTGCTGTAGGTGGACATGGGCCTCCGGGGTCGGCGTGTTGTCGAGCCCCATGCGCGAGGCGGTCTGCGAATAGACAAATTCCGAAAGGCTGAAGTGTTCTGACAGCATCACTGTAGGCATGGCTATTTGTCTTCCAGATGTTTCCACGCCACGCGACGACGAATTCTCGACACCGTGGTTATGTTGACGCCGTAATCGGTGCTGATTTCGCGCAGCAGGCGGCGATCTTGCTGAATAGCCAGGGCATCCGCATCTGTGAGCTTGGCTGCGTTGTTGTCCGCTCCTCGTCTGATGGTGGCGCGGAACGCTGTGGAATTCCGAATTGACTGGCCCAGACGAGAACCGCGAGCTTGCCGTCCTTTTGCGACCTTATCCGCGACGTTGTGGTCGTTCGTTCCGGTGAAGAGATGGTCTGGATTGACGCAGGCGCGGACATCACAACGATGGAGAACCTGAAGGCCGGACGGGATAGGTCCTTTAGCAACGGTCCACGCGAGACGATGACCGAGTATCATCTTGCCGCGTCGGTTAACGTGAGCGTAGCCGCTGTTGTTGATGTGACCGAGCCATAGATGGCAGCCTGAATTGGGTTCCGGTATGGCGTAGAAAGCGATTATCTCCGCTTCTGTCGCGTCATAAGGCGGTATATTTCGGGTTGCTTTTGTCATTTATCTCTCTTGCTGAAACCGGCAGCGAAGGCCAGCACGGCGGCGAGCGCGCCCTGCAAGAGCTGGTTCAGCACGGCGCCGATGTTCTCGCAACTGTAGCGACCTTCGACGATGCGTTCGCCCCACCACAGGCAATGGCCGAGCCCGATCAGGCCGACCAGTCCCTGGAAGGCGAGCACTGACGCGATCAAATAAAAACAGGCTCTGATCGCGTCGAACGGTGGCTTGTCCACTCATGCTCCGCCTGCCCGCTTAACGCAGGGCCGGAACATGGACGACACCGGACAGGAGGTGCCACAGCACGAGGATGCAGAGCAGGGCGACGATCACCCAGATCACCCGCATCACGTTCGCGGGCAGCGGCACGCCGATCTGGCCGAGGACCCAAATCACCAAATACACGACGAGGACAATGACGCAGATGCTGATGAGGGCGTAGATGACGGCGTCGATCATGGCAGCCTCCCCGGCTAAATGCGGACAATGGAGTTGAGCGCGAGCGTCGGCTGCACGAGCGCGAAAGCGCCAGTGGCGCCCGTCAAGGTGCCCCCCATACTGCCGGTCAAGGTGCCTCCCGTATTGATGACGGAAAGGCTTGTCAGGAACCTGCCGATTGAGTTGCCTGCCGCATCTGCAAGTTCACCGCCCGCATATCCGCCAGTAAGCGTGCCGCTGACACTACCGCTTAAAGTGCCGCTGACACTGACACCGACGCCGTCGTTGCTCTGCGCCCCGCCCACGGCCCCCAGCACCGAGGCAACGTAACTGTTAAGGCGCCCGCTCTCTGTGCCGCCCATGTTGCCCAGGCCAGCCGCCACCCGGCCGCGCAGGTCGGGCAGGTTGAAGGTGGCGGTGCCGTCCCCCACGCCGTGCGCCGTGCCGAGAGCCGCAAAGAGGCCGGCATAGGCCGTCCGGCTGATCGCCTGGCCGTAGCACAGCAGCGAACCATGCGGGGCGGTGGCGCCGGCAAAGGTCACGACCTCGCCCGTCCGATCCGGCAGGTCGAGCAGGCGGTAGGCGGCGGCGGCGGCGTTGTAGGCCACCCGTGACGTGAAATCCGCGCCCCACAGGTCGTTAGGGATTAGCCGCCACGCGCCCGCGGCGAAGTAGTGCAGCGGCACCGCCCCGAGGCCGCCCACGTTGAGCGTCGCCCCGGCGGTATTGGCGGCGTGGAACTGGATCAGCTCGCATTCGCCGTCCGCGAGAGCCGCGGGCGGGACGGTGTGGGTCACGAGGTAGGCGCCCGCAGTTCCCGTCGTGACCTTGACCGAGTTGCGCTTCCAGAAGCGCTTGATGGCCCCCTGGTGCGCCCGCAGGACGTTGTTCACGCCCGACGACATCATCCCTTCAGGACTTCCATCCGGTGCCGCAGCGGTGTTTGCGCTGTCGGTTTCGTTCCAATTGACGGCCGCAATATCAGCCATGTCTTACTCCTGCCCTGTCAGGCCGGGCGCGCCGCTCATGGCGCCCCTCCTCCAGTGTTCCCACCGACAACACCGCCGACCCGCGCAGCCCCGGCCCGGCTGGCGGCGCGCTGTTTCAACATCTCCTCGACCAGGGCGAGCGTCTGGGCGTTCTGTCCCTGGTTCGGGCTGAACACCATGCGGCCAATCTCGTCGCGCACCGCTTCGTTGGGAGCCGATACCTTGCCCCAGATCTCCTGCGCCTTCTGGAGCGCCGCCATGATGTCGCCCCCGCCGGTCGGCACCTTCAGCCCGGAGAAATTGACCCCGCCTGCGATTTCCGCCGCCTTGTCGGTTGTCTGCGAGCCGCCCAGCACGCCGCTGCGTGTCCGCTCGAACCGCATGATGGTGTCGGCCGCCTTGAAGATGTCATCAGCCCGCTCGCCGAATGCGCTGGTGACCTTGCGGCGTATGTCGCTGGACTGCGTGATCTGTCGCGCCAGGGCGATGGCATTGGCATCTGTCCCGCCCGTTGCCGCCCGGCCGGCATTGATGGCGCCGAATTGCAGGGCGTTGCCCTGCATGACATCGGCCGTTTTCAGCATCTGCTCGACCGTCGAGGGCAGTTTGTCGCCGGCCCTGGTCGAGCGGTCGAATATGCCGGTGCCGGTCTCGTAGAAGTCGGGCAGCGACTTCGCCTTGGCATAGGCCACGTCGGCCGCCCGGAGTTCCGGGTTGGCAGCCTTCAATGCGTCAACAAAATCGTTTGCCGTCTGGGTCCACTGAAAGGCCGTGCTGCCGGGTTGGCCGTGCTCGTTCAGCCCGAGACCCTGTATCTCCCGCTTGATCATGTGCATGACCTCGACGGGAGACTCCGGCGGCCGGCCTGTTCCGATCCGCGCCTCTTTCAGGCTGTTCATGACGCGAAGCGAGGCGTCTGCGATCTTGGGATTGGCTAAAAGCTGCCTCAGTTCGGGACTCTGTGTCAGTCCCGCCGGAACCATCTCTCCCTGATAGGCGCGGTTGCCGACCTCGCGGGCCGTTTTATCGAATATGTTGCCGCCCAGTTCCGGCAGCGGCTCGGTGAAGAAAGTTCCTTCCGGCGGCGGGTTCGGCCCCTCGATGGCTGATCGCAGCTTGGGATTGTACGTCCCGGCGCGCTGGTTAAGCAGGGTGTCGGCAACATCCGCCGTCTCACCTTCCAGCGTGCGCGTCATGCGGCCGGTACGCATCAGGCTCCGCGTCACGTCCGCCAGCATGGCGTCGTCGCCCAGGCCCTTCAGTTGCTCGAGCGCCTCGGCCGGCGTGATGCGCCCACGCTCGACGGCGGTTGCAATCGTCGCGGCGGCCTGCCGCTTGACCGCATCTCCCGGTGCCATCGTGGCGTTGCGGATCCGGTCGGCCAGGTAGGTCGCCGGGTTGTCGCCCGGAACCATCGCCCCCTCTGGAACATCCGCCGATAGGCTCTTGGGACGCACAGACCCCAGCCGTTCCGCGACATCCGCCACCTTCTGGACGCCTGACAGCACCGCCTGCCCCGGAGGCGTCGTCGCCGCCCAGCGGCCGAGGCCGCCCGCGCCCTGTGCCCCCAGCATGAAAGCCGGCCCTAATACGCCCCCCCACTCGGCACCTTTCCTGGCACTGTCGAGGCGCTCGTCGAAGCCACCTTCCCCCCCTAAAAACCCGCCGACCCCGCCATAGCCGGCGCCGGTAAGAGCGGCACTTCCCAGCCTGAGTCCGGTCCCCAGGACGCCGCCGACCTGGGACATGGGCAACGCCAGCGGTACGCCCATCATGCTGAGAGGGATCATGGGCGCAACCGCACCGGCAATATGAGCGGCGGCGGCGGCCTTTGGATTATCTGCTGCAAATTTCTCGGCCTTGGCCCGCTCGCGGGCCAGCTCCTCCTCATATCGTCCCTCATAGGTCGGGGCCGACGACACGGTCTGCGAAGGCGGCGCCGCATCGGGCACGGCGGCATCGCCGCTGCCGAAGGCAGTCTGGCGCGGCCTCTGCATCATCCAGTCCGAGAAGCTCGGGAACGCCGCCCGAACCGCTGCCGTAACTTCGTCCCCGGCACCCTGCAGAACGCCGCCGCCGAATGCCTGGCCAAGGGAGTCCGAATAGTTGCCGGCATCGGCTTTTCCTTTGGCCGCCGCCCCCTCGCGCATCATGATATTCTTGGCACCCTGCGCGGCCTCTTCAGGACTGTTGGCCTGAATGCCAACCACGCGGCCATCGGGGAGCTTGATATTGAAGATTTCACTCATTGGATGCGCTTCCCAGTTGTATCGTAAACGGGAACATCTTCAGGCTTGTCCTGGGCTGGCTTTGGTCCGCGGATCGGCACAATGATATTGTTGGGATCGTAGCCGCGCCGTTCGGCAATGCCGGTATAGGCCTTCACATGCGTCTGATATGACTCGTCCAGGCTCTTGAACCGTGAATTTAATTCCGACATCAGCTTTGCCCTGACATCTGGATTGAGCATGGCCTGCCCGTTCAACTGCCCGATGTAGGCACCGAGCCGATCCGCGACTGACGCCGTCGCGACGACACCCGCCGTCTCGCTCTCGCGCACGACGGAGTCCGGGTCCATCAGCTTCGCAAAGGCGTAAACCAGGTTGAGATCGGCGGCCCGCGTGGGTCTGGTCGCCGCATCCTTGGCTGACTCCAGCATGGGAACGACGATGCGGTATGCCTTGACCGGCGGCGCTGAGTTGAAGTCATCGCGCAGCTTGTCCTCCTCCTGGCTCGCGAACTTGCTCTGCTCGAACGTCAGCGTGTCGCCCGACTGCTTGGCCGCGTCTTGTCGCGTCTGCTGCCTTTCCGCGAGGTCGCGTTCGTATCTCTTCTGTTCTGCGTCTGCCCGGCTCTGGGCTTCCGCTTGCCGTTGCGCCACGTCGCGCTCGTTGCGGGCATTCTCAGCCGCGGCCCTGCGCTGCTCCGCTTCCACCGTAGCCGCTTGCCCACGCTGAAACTGCCGGTCGCTCTGCTGCTGCTTCCACACCTCCACTTTGGATTTGTGCTGCTCCAATATGTCCGACCGCTGCGCCTGCAACAGCCTGTTGGCCTCGGCTGCGGCCTGCTCGGGGTGACCGCTAAGGACAAGGCTCTGGAGCCGAATGCTGTCGGCCTGAGTGAGCGTCGGCCTGTCCGGCAATACGGGGACCGGCGGCGGCATAATATCCAAGGGCACGGCGCTGGGAGCCATGGGTGGCGTATTCGGTCCCGGTGCGGTCTGCGGCTGCACGATGCCAGGGCCACCCGGACCCGTCTGCATGAACGCGGGCGTCGGCGCATTGGGATCGACTCCCGTGCCGCCCGGCATGACGGCTGCTCCCTGCGGCGGCCCTGTCGGGATCACGGGAAACGGCACAGAGCCCGGCGGCGCAGCCACGGGCGGGCGTGCAGGGAACGGCAGCCCGATACGCGGCAGAACCACCTCTCCCGTGCCGTCCCCCTGCGCCACCGGCACACCTTCCGGCGCGGGGCCTTGCGGCGTTGCCCGCGGACCCAGCCCTGGCCGTGGCAGCGGCCCCGGCGGCGCTACAGGCACCGCGTCGGGGTCTGGACCGACACCGGGCACCGGAGCCGTCGCTGGATCCACCGGCCTCTGTTGCGGCAGCAGGGCGCGCGTGTTGGCAACACGGTTTGCGAAGCCATGCCCGCCTGTCGGATTTGCAGGCGTGTACCCCGCCGGCCGGAAGAAATGCATCATGGCCGCGTTCGCTTCCTCTGGCGTCGTGGCCCGCTTCAGCAGCGCATAGGCGCGCTGGGCGCCCATGTCGCCGCCCTGCATCTCCGACATGAGGAAGTCGATCTGCACCTGCGGGTCGGTCGCCGGCTTTGGTCCGCCCGGTTGCGCCGCCGCGAAGTTCCGCAGGGCCGTCTGCCGGTCGAGGCGCCATTGCGCCATGCCGAAGGCCGACCCGCCGTCGCCCGTGTTGTTGGCGGGATTGAACCCGCTTTCCTGATAGAGGTTGCCCGCGACCGTTGCCGCAGCGAGTGGCGACAAGCCATGCTGTGCCATGAGATAGCTGACGATTGGGGCGCCCGCCGTCTTGAGGTCCGGCCCCGGCTGCGGCGTGCCTGTCGTCGGCGTTCCGTTCGGCCCCATCAGCGGCGGGTTCGGCCCTGCGGCGTTGAAGCCCGGCGCTGGCCCATTTGGCCCGTACTGACTCGCAAGCAACTGCAGTTGCTTCTCCTTGCGCAGCGCCTCGGCCCGTTTGTCGTCGTACTCCTGCGCCCGCAACCCGATCTCGGCGCGCTTGAGCCGATCCTGCTCGGCCGCATTCGCCGCCTGAACATTCATGCTGTTGCCCATCATCAGCCCCGGCCCGATGCCGGCCATGGTCGGCTGCCCGGTGGCCGCCGCCTGGCCGAACCCGCCGGCAAGGCCGAAGCCGAGGTTGCCGATGTTCTGCAGGACCTGCGCCCACGTCGGCCCGGTGTCCTGCTGCTGGAGCAGGGCCAGATAGGGGTTCTGGGTATCAGGCATGACCTATCTCCTCACCCGGCCCCCGAAGAAGTCGCGCTTACCCCGTGTTTCCCAGCCGGGCACATACCCCGGAGGCGGCGCACCCTGCGTTTCCCAGCCGGGCATGTACCCCGGAGCCGGCGCACCGTTGTACTGATCAGTGGGCACGATGCGGCCGGGAACGGATGGCACGAACGTCTCCGAGGGCCGCACTACGCTATTGGGGTCATACAGCGGCATCTCCGAGGGCCGCACTACGCTATTGGGGTCATACAGCGGCATCTCCGAGGGCCGCACTACGCTGTACTGGTCGCTTGGCACGATGCGGCCGGGAACGGACGGCACGAACGTCTCCGGCCCCTGCTCGCCAACGGTGTAGTATTTCCCCGGCGTGACCGGGCCGCCGTCAGCCCGCGCGCCGCCATAGTTCGACCAGCCCGCGATCTCGCTGTCGATCGACGGCCCCGCCGTCACCCTGTTGAGCGCCGCATAGTCGGACGGCGAGGCCATGTTCGACCACTGCGCGATCTCGGCGTCGCTCGCAGCCGTCCGGGCGTTGAGGTCCGGCCCCTTGCCGAGCTGCCCCGCCAGCGCGCCGAGGCCCTGCCCCGCGCCGGCAATGCCCTGGCCGAGGTTGAAGCCCGGAGACTGCGGCAGGGCACCCATGCCGCCGCCGCCGCCGCCGCCGCCGCCCATCAGCGCAGGCGGCTTGAAGGCTTGCCGCGCCATCTCGGCCAACTGGGCGGGCGTGTACTGGGTGATCGGCAGGTTAAATCCGGCCATCGCTCATCTCCTTCGTCAGCGTCTGCCAGTGCGGCACGACCTCGGCCGCAACCAGCGCAAGGCGTGCCTGGTATTTTTCATAAAGATCGGGATGGTAGCGGCTCAGATAGGCCGCCCGTCCCTCGGACCACCAGGCGGTGCAAGTCGAACACTCTGGCGCATTCACCTGATGCTCATAGACTCGGCAGATCGGCGCATCGACGGCGCGCAGGTATTCGAAGACCTCGTCGTGCGACCAGCCCTCGAGCGGCAGCCACAGCTCGTAGCCCAGGCTGGTGTCGCCGCTATAGGCCGGCAGGCGCGGCAGGTCGGCCCGCTTGGTCCCCCGGATCGCCAGCGTCACCTTGTCCTCCAGCATTCGCTGGTGCATTGGCAGGATCAGGTTCGCGGCGCAGCAATCCATGCGATCGACAATGCGTTGCCCACTCATCCCCATGGCCATTCCGGCCTGCGTGCTGCTCGTCGGCACGAGGTCTGACGGCAGGCCCGCCACCTCTGACCACGCCGCTGCGTTGGTCTCGATCCGCCGGAAGTCGGGCACCATGCCGGCCACCCGGTCGACGATCTCGCGCACCTCGGGCAGCAGGTCGCCGGCATCGACGTGGTACAGCGTGAGCCTGTCCCAGTACGGGCGCAGCAGATAGACCAGCGACAGGCTGTCCTTGCCACCGCTGAACTGCAGCGCGCCGCGCTCGTGTCTGTCGAAGGGCGTGCCCGTGGTCATACGAACATCGCCGCAATGCTCGCCGCCGTGCCGACGCCGCCCATGATCGTGCTGGCGGTGGCCGCGCCCGGATTGCTGGCGCTCTGCCCGGTGCCGGTGGTGGTGCCGCTGGTGTTGCTGCTGCCCGATGTAAAGCCGCCGGGGTAGGCCGCCTGAAGGCGCTGGGCGAGGCCGGTCAGGAAATCCAGCCCGCCGGTCTGGCCGTAGTTGTAGCGCTGCACCTGCTCGTCGGTGAGCTTCTGCTGATAGGCGTCCTGCATGCTGCCGGCCTGCGCGCCCATGGCGAGGCGCTGGGCATCCATGTTCTGGAACTGCGGCAGCATGCCCTGCGTCGAGAGCTGACGGTTCCGCTCGTCGCTGTAGGCCTGCGCACCGGCTTTGACCGTGGAGTCGGTCGCAGCGCGGTCGAAGTTGGTCGTCGCGGTCTGCAGCGCAGTCTGCCCGAGGCCCGCGCCTGGCCGACCGGAGCCGGCAAACGTGCTTTGCAGGGCCGGAATGACGCTGTTCGTGAAGTTCTCGGTGGCAGGCCGGAGGCTCGCCGCGAGCGCGTCCTGGAAGTACGGGTTTTTGTCGACGTTGAGGTAATCGCCATTCAGCGTGCTGTTCACCAGCCCTGTATTCGCCGCAGCAAACGGGTTTTGATAGTTCGCCATGCCGGATAGGGCCGCATTGGTCGCGTCCGAGGGCGCCGCCGTATAGCTGCCAGGGTACAGGCCCGGAGGCCCCTGGTTGATGTAGGACGCGATGCCCCCCGCACCTGGGTCGCTGCTCCCGATGATCTGCTTCAGGAACGGGTCGAGGAATTGCGACGGGCCGGTCGACGACGACCCCGACTGTGTTGATTGCGTCTTCTGCGTCTGCTCCGCAGGTGTTGGTCCACTGCCCATTATAGCCTCCGAGCCCACACGGGGCGTCCGTCCATCTCGATCTGCTCGCCGCCCATGGCCGCCACGACGCGCCGCCAGCCGGCACGACTCGGCATGCCCCAGATTGCGACGCAACCAAGTGACCGCGCCCAAGGTTCGATCTTTTCCATGAACACGCCGGCCCACTCGGCCATGCGGGTCCCGCCCACCAACCAGATCCGGCATCCTTTGCGCGGCTCGATCAGCGTGATCTGGGTGGCGGCGGCGGCGATGTACTGAGTGCCGTCCAACACAAGCCAAGCTTGGGCATGACCGCTTTCGACCAGCCCCCGCACGGTGGCTTCATCCCCGCCGTTGGTGCGCCGGGCTGCGCGCTCGAGGAACGGCCAAATTTTTGGCCAAAAGAGCGCAAGGTCGCCAGGATGGACGCCAACAACCGTCATCCCGTTTGGCCTTTTAGTTCGTGGTTATTGAAGGCATAAAAGGCGAGCCGGGCCGCGCTCGCAACGCGGACACCGGCTCTAACCACCTTCGCGAAAGGACCGCGAACATGGCTAACGCCACCCCTAAACGCTTTCAGTGCCCGGATCACTGGTCGCTGGGCAAGCGACTGACCTACTACACCGACCGAAGCGGCGGCCCCGACGCTTGCTGGCCGTGGACCGGCCATAAAACTCCCAGAGGGTACGGCGGCCTTCAATGGAAGGGCAAACCGTGGCGAGCGCATCGCTTGGCGTGGATCGAAGCCAACGGCCCGATCCCGCCGGATAAGCCGCATATCCTGCACGACTGCGACCACCCGCCGTGCTGCAACCCGGCTCATCTGTTCTGCGACACGCATGCCGCCAACATGGCCGATAAGATGAGAAAGGGTCGCGCGCCCCATGGGGAAACCAACGTCATCGCCAAACTGACCGAGGCGGACGTGCGGGCTATACGGGCGGCGGCGGGGACGCATCGCGACATCGCCAAGCGTTTCGGCATTGACCATACGCACGTCGGAGACATCAAACGCAGAGAAAGATGGCGTCATTTGCTCTAGCCTATCCTCCAGGCCGTGCCGTCTGACCGCACGGGAACGTGGTTCGTGCCGCCGCCCGCGACCACGCTGTTGAAGGTGGTTACGGTCGCATCGGAGACGATGGCCCTCGCCCCCACGCCCGCATCCGTCGCCGGGATCAGGCTGGCCACCGCCACAGGCGTCGTCGCCATGTTGAAATGCTGGATGAGGCGGTTCACCCGCTCCACCAGGGAGCGCGTATCAGCGGTGGTCGAAAGGGCTGGGAGGCTCATTGGTAACCAGCCGGGCGCACGTCCAAATCATCAATTCCGGTTGCGTGCCGCCATGTTGAGCCGGCTGGAATGACGGCTCTAATTCTGTGGTAGCGTCCCGTGACATAAAGAGGTGCCATACCTGCCGCCGTCAGCCCGACCGGCGCGCTATAAGAAATTGCACCTTGCTGTGTCTCACGCGAGGCGATGGCAATGGTCGGCGCACCACCGTCAATGAGCGGGCGGCACGACCTCACCACTGATCTGGTGCCCTTCCCCGGATTAAATTCGGCGGTCTCGAGCGCCGCCTGCATGGCGGGACCGCTGAAAGCGCCGCTCTTGTGGCTCGTGTCGAAGCCGAACAACTGCAGCGACACCACGCCCGTCCAGAACGTGCTGTCGAGCGAATAGGGCAGCGTGTCGAGGTTGCCGAAGGCGTCGAGCTGCTCGAGGTTGT